TTATTGAATGCCTCAGCCACACCAAAGGCACCTGGGCAGGAAAGAAATTTGAACTACTGGACTGGCAGGAACAGATTATCCGTGACCTGTTCGGAATCTTGAAACCGAATGGCTATCGTCAGTTTAACACGGCTTACATCGAAATCCCGAAGAAAAATGGCAAATCAGAGCTTGCCGCTGCAGTTGCTCTGCTATTAACTTGCGGTGACGGTGAAGAACGTGCCGAAGTTTACGGTTGTGCTGCCGACCGCCAACAGGCTGCCATAGTGTTTGATGTGGCTGCCGACATGGTGCGAATGTGCCCTGCCCTTTCCAAGCGAGTGAAAATTCTGACCTCACAAAAGCGTATCGTGTATATCCCGACCAACAGCTTTTATCAGGTGCTATCCGCCGAAGCCTATAGTAAACATGGTTTCAACATTCATGGGGTTGTGTTTGATGAACTGCATACGCAGCCGAACAGAAAGCTGTTTGATGTTATGACAAAAGGTTCCGGCGATGCGAGAATGCAGCCTTTGTATTTCCTCATCACCACAGCCGGAACGGACACTAACAGCATCTGCTATGAGGTACATCAAAAGGCAAAGGACATTCTGGAAGGCAGAAAGCATGATCCGACTTTCTATCCGGTTATCTATGGAGCAGATGAATCCGAGGACTGGACTGACCCAAAGGTGTGGAAAAAAGCAAATCCGTCACTGGATAAAACTATCGGTATGGATAAGGTCGTAGCAGCGTGTAACTCTGCAAAAGAAACGCCGGGCGAGGAAAATGCGTTTCGGCAACTGCGTTTGAATCAGTGGGTAAAACAAGCGGTGCGTTGGATGCCAATGGAAAAGTGGGACAAATGCAAGGTTGCTTTTGATGAAGAGATGCTTGCTGGGCGTATCTGCTATGGTGGACTTGACCTTTCCAGTACAACAGATATTACAGCTTTTGTACTTGTCTTTCCACCTACTGAAGATGATGAACATTATTATGTTTTGCCTTACTTCTGGTTGCCGGAAGAAACACTGCCACTTAGAGTAAGACGTGACCACGTTCCATATGATATATGGGAACGACAAGGCTATCTGAAAACTACTGAGGGAAATGTTGTCCATTATGGTTTTATCGAAAACTTCATCGATGAACTGGGACAGAAATTCCATATCAAAGAAATTGCATTTGACCGTTGGGGTGCGGTGCAGATGTCACAGAATCTGGAGGGACTTGGATTCACGATGGTACAATTCGGGCAAGGCTACAAAGATATGTCACCACCGACTAAGGAATTGATGAAACTGACTCTGGAACAGACACTTGCCCATAACGGACACCCTGTCCTCCGTTGGATGATGGATAACATTTTCATCAGACGTGACCCTGCCGGGAACATCAAGCCGGATAAAGAAAAATCCACAGAGAAAATTGACGGTGCGGTTGCCATGATTATGGCTCTTGACCGTGCAATCCGCTGTGGATGTGTGTCTGATGAGTCGGTTTATGATATGAGGGAGATGCTGGTGTTTTAATTATCTCGATTTAATCCATTTCAAAGCTTCAGTACCACATTCATAATCCTCAGCAACATCTTTAGCATACAAATACTCAGAATCAAAAGAACCTGTTTTTAAGTTGTATGTATATTTAAATACAACAGGTATCTCTCTATTGTATCTTTGGCAAATTTCATTCAATTCCGGCATTATTTCTTCTGTTATAATATTATAGATCTTATTATCGATTTCGTCGGATACACCCGCTTTTACATTGCCAACTACTTTTTCATCAACACGGTATGCACTTGCAATTAAAGACTGGGAATCATCATTATAAATGTATACGTATAGTAGTTCCGATTTAGCACTTGCTGCTTCTTTGTACAAAGAAATAATTTCCGACTGCTTATCCATGAATTCATCTTCAAAACACATTTATCTTACTCCTAAGCTATATGACTTAATCGAAAAATTTACTCGATTTCATATTTAAGTATACCACATCCACACCAAAAAAACAACCCTCTGAAAGGAATTGATTTTTATGGGAATTTTCAGCGGGCTCTTTAAGTCCAGAGATAAGCCGACCAACAGCTACGACAGCCCGTCATACACATATTTTTTCGGCAGAAGCAATGCAGGAAAAAGAGTCACCGATAGAACAGCTTTGCAGCATATTGCGGTCTATGCCTGTGTGCGGGTTCTGTCAGAAGCAATTGCACAGCTGCCGCTTCATGTGTACAAATACAACGATAGCGGAAAAGAGAGAGTGCCACAGCATCCGCTTTATTTTTTACTCCACGACCAGCCAAATCCTGAAATGACTTCTTTTGTTTTCCGAGAAACCTTAATGTCACATCTGCTGATTTACGGCAATGCCTATGCACAGATTATCCGAAACGGCAGAGGTGATGTTTTGGGACTGTATCCCTTGATGCCGGATAAGATGAAAGTTGACCGTGATGAGAAAAACCGCCTGATATACATTTACAGCCGTTACGATGAGGCAAATCCGAATCTGAAAGAACAGGGCGACATCGTTCTTTACGCCGATGAAGTTCTGCATATTCCTGGACTTGGATTTGATGGTCTGGTTGGATATTCGCCGATTGCACTTGCGAAAAATGCAATCGGTATTTCTATCGCCTGTGAAGAATATGGAGCATCGTTTTTCGGAAATGGAGCTTCACCAAGTGGCGTGTTAGAACACCCCGGAGTAATCAAAAATCCGGAACGTGTGCGTGATGCTTGGCAAAGAGCCTATGGCGGAAGAAACGCCCACAAGGTCGCAGTTTTAGAGGAGGGCATGAAGTTCACACCCATTGCAATTCCGAATAATGAAGCACAGTTTCTGGAAACCAGAAAGTTTCAGATTGAAGAAATCGCAAGAATGTACAGAGTGCCGCTTCATATGATCGGTGACCTTGACCATGCAACATTCAGTAACGTAGAACATCTGTCATTGGATTTCGTCAAATACAGCCTTGATCCTTGGATCGTTCGATGGGAGCAGTCGTTGCAGAAAGCACTTCTTTCTGATTCTGAAAAAGGTCAGTATTTCGTGAAGTTCAATGTAGACGGACTTTTGCGTGGCGATTATGCTTCCCGTATGCAGGGATATGCTACAGCACGTCAGAACGGCTGGATGTCTGCTAACGATATTCGTGAACTGGAAGATATGAATATGCTTTCTGAGGAAGAAGGTGGTAATCTTTACTTGTGTAATGGCAGCTTTACAAAACTTTCTGAAGCGGGAAAATTTGCAAATCAAAATTCAGAAAAGGAGGAAAAAACCAAATGAAGAAATTTTGGAACTTTATCCAAAACGAAGATACATCGGAAACAGAGCTTTTGTTTAATGGCCCTATTTCAGAAGATACCTGGTGGGGCGATGAGGTCACACCTGCCCTTTTCCGTGACGAACTTTCAAAAGTAAGTGGAAATCTGACAGTCTGGCTGAATAGTCCAGGCGGAGATGTGTTTGCCGCAAGTCAGATTTATTCCATGCTGAAAAATCATAAAGGCAAGGTCACCGTAAAAATTGACGGTATTGCAGCCTCTGCCGCATCAGTTGTAGCAATGGCAGGCGATGAAACTTTGATTGCACCAACTGCCCTAATGATGATCCACGACCCCAGCACTTGTGCTATGGGAAATAAATCTGATATGGAAAAGGCTATCATCTTGCTTGATGAAGTCAAAGAGAGCATTATCAACGCCTACGAAACCAAATCTCATCTCAGCCGAAACAAGATCGCAAAACTGATGTCCGATGAAACATGGCTCAATGCAAAAAAGGCTCATGAAATGGGGTTTGTAGACGGGATTCTGTTTGCAGATAATAAAAAGTCCGTTCCCGAAAAGGGAACTGAACCGGATAAGAAAGAACCTGATGAGGAGAAAACTGAAAAAGAAGATTCTTTGACCGCAATGACCTATTCCAAATTGAAGAATCTATCTGCATTCTTATCCAAAGTATCTGCATCAGCAGAACCTGTCAAAGGCACACCGATTGACCAGCTTGAAAAAAGGCTGTCACTTTTGAAATATTGATTGGAGGAATTGATTATGACGATTAAAGAACTCAGAGAAAAGAGAAAGAAGGCTTGGGATACAGCACGTGACTTTCTCGACAGCAAGCGAAATGCAAACGGCGTGCTCAGCGAGGAAGATTCCAAAACATACGATGCAATGGAACAGACCATTGTTGACCTTGGCAAGGAAATTCAGCGTCTGGAAAGACAGGCTAAAATCGAAGCTGAAATGAACAAAGCAACTTCCACTCCTGTTCTCGGAAAACCTGCAACTCCGAATGTAACTGAAAAGACAGGTACAGCAAGCGACACCTATAAGAAGGCTTTCTGGAACAGCGTCAGAAACCGCAACTGGATCGATGTCCATGACGATTTGCACATTGGCACAGACGCAGAGGGTGGTTATCTTGTTCCAGATGAGTTTGTGCGCCTGTAAAAGGCGATGTTTACAGTAGATTAGGCTCTACACCGCACAGCAGAGCGGTTGTCAATCTGCCTAACCGATGACAGGAAACTGGACACGGGAACACAGCACGGCAGAAACGCAGGAAACGTCAAAAGGATATGAGGCGAGTAGTACCTGCAATGACAAGATAACATAAGGATAAGGCTGGATTGCCAAAGCAAAGGTTAGCTCCTTTTTCGTGGGAGGGTGTGGAAATTATCCTGAAACCACTCTCATGACCCCACCATAATATTGAATTCGTTATGGTGTCTGCTATAGGTCATGAAGCAAGCGTGAGAACACGTGAGATAAACCGAAATGATATCCGACAGTTATCACTTGCCTATAAGCATCGTTAAACAGGGATTGCCTAAGTGGAAATGCCGAAAGGCTATGTCTATTCGAGACTGAATATTCCATATGGCAACGGAGCTTCCGTAGTAGTCCGAGGTGGATAACGCCCACTACATGGCGAAGGGAAGCAGTTTGTTAATTCCAAAGTAAGAAGATGAAAGGGAGGAGAATCCTCATGAATCCAACATCGGAGATTTTGGAGCGTGTCAATAAAAGTTCCTCGGAACATCACGACGGAGTCTTTACAAGACTCTTTCGCTACCTTCTGAGAGAGGACATTTATTTTGCAGCTTACCAGAAATTATATGCAAACAGTGGAGCAATGACTCCCGGAAGTGACAACGACACTGCTGACGGTTTTAGTGCTGAATATGTGCATGAACTGATTGAAGAATTGAGGTCAGGAAAGTACAAACCGAAGCCTGTGCGCAGAGAATATATCAAGAAACAGAACGGAAAAATGCGCCCACTGGGTATTCCGTCATTTCGAGATAAACTTCTGCAAGAGGCGGTTAGAATGTTTCTGGAAGCAATCTATGAACCGTTATTTTATGACCAGTCACATGGTTTCAGACCGGAGAGAAGTTGTCATACAGCTCTCGACCAGATAAAGACAAATTTTCGTTCTGTAAAATGGTTCATAGAAGGCGACATCAAGGGTTGCTTTGACAATATAGACCACGCAGTGCTTATTAAAACGTTAGAAGTCAAAATCAAGGACAGCAGATTTATCAATATTATCAGAGCTTTCCTGAAAGCAGGTTATGTGGAAGATTTTCAATATCATACCACAATCTCCGGTACACCACAGGGCGGAATCATTTCCCCTATTCTGGCAAATATATACCTGCATGAGCTTGACCGGAAAGTCATGAAACTCAAGGAAAAGTTCGATAAGCAGTCTACACGACACCAGACACCGGAATATCTTCATTTAGCGAAAAGAAGGCAGACACTTCAAAAGAAGATTGACAGGGTAAAAGGTGAGGAACGTGAGCTTGCAATCAAGGAATATAAAGCGGTGTGCAATCAAAAATTGAAAACGCCCGCAAGAATGTCCGACGATAAAAAGCTTGTATACTGCCGATATGCTGATGATTTTCTAATTGGAATCAGCGGAAGCAGAGAAGACTGTGAAGAAATTAAAGAGATTCTGAGAGAATTTCTATCAACGCAGTACCATTTAGAGTTGAGTGCTGAGAAAACAAAGATCACACACAGTGCTGAACGAGTACGTTTCCTTGGTTATGACGTTGCGGTACGCCGAAGCCAGAAGATAAAGAAAAAGGCAAACGGTGTTAAACAAAGAACGCTGAATAACTCTGTAGAATTAACTGTACCTCTCGAAGATAAGATCATGCAGTTCCTGTTCAAAAACGACATCATAGAACAAAAACCAAACGGAGAAATCTGGGCGGTTTGCGTTCCAAGATTAAGACATCTTTCGGAAGTGGATATTGTGAACAGGTATAATGCACAAATCCGTGGCATTTGCAATTATTACTGCTTAGCAGCGAATTATGATAAGCTGAATTATTTCCGTTATCTTATGGAATATAGCTGTCTAAAGACGCTTGCAAGCAAAAGCAACAGCACAACGAGAAAAATCATCCAAAAATATCGTCATGATGGCAAATGGGCTATTCCCCATGAAGTTAAAGGCGGTATCAAATATGCAAAGCTTGTCTCGTTAGCTGACTGCAAAGCCGGTAAGTTGATGTCCGATAAAGACCCATGGCAATACAAATCCTTTGACCCGAAAAAGCTGTCACAATATGTGCGGTTAAGCGCAGGGGTATGTGAGCTGTGTGGTGATAATAGTGATTCCTGCTGTATTTATCATGCAGGTAAAATGAAGAATCTGAAAAGCACTACGGAATGGGGCAAGAAAATGCTTCACATGAGACGTAAAACGTTGATTGTTTGCCCGAAATGCTTCAAAAAGATTCACAGGGAACAAAATAAATGACATGTCAATAATGAATGGAAAGCCGTGTACATCGAGAGGTGTAAGCACGGTTTGGGAGGGGCTTTGTGCAAACCTGTCATCGAAAGATGATAAGGCGGCACACTGCTACCTCACGAACGAAAACTGGTGGAAGCATTGGAGGAAGAGAGCATTTTCCGCCAGATGGCAACGGTCATCAAAACTTCCAACGGCGACCGCAAGATTCCGATTGTGACTTCCAAGGGCGAGGCTGTCTGGATGGACGAGGAACAGCAGTATTCTCTTTCTGATGATACATTTGGGCAGGCATCGCTTTCCGCATATAAGCTTGGAACAGCAATTAAAATTTCAGAAGAACTTTTGAATGATTCTGTTTTTGACCTGCCGTCCTACATTGCAAAGGAGTTCGCAAGAAGAATCGGTTCTAAGGAAGAAGAGGCGTTCTTCGTTGGTGATGGCAAGGGAAAACCGACCGGCATTTTTAATGCTACAGGCGGTGCGGAAGACGGCACTTCCACCACAGGTGCAAGCATTACATTTGATGATGTGATGGAACTTTTCTACTCCCTCAGAAGTCCGTACCGCAAGAAAGCTGTATGGGTGCTCAACGATTCCACAGTGAAGGCACTTCGCAAGCTGAAGGATAACACAGGCAATTACATCTGGAATCCGTCCGTGCAGGCAGGTGTGCCGGATACAATCCTCAATCGTCCTTACAAGACATCCAGCTATGTGCCGGAAATCAAGGCAGGCAACAAGTGCATGGCATTCGGTGACTTTAGCTATTACTGGGTGGCTGACAGACAGGGACGTTCTTTCAAGAGACTGAATGAACTCTTTGCCATGACAGGTCAGGTTGGTTTTCTTGCAAGTCAGAGACTTGACGGAAAGCTAATTCTTCCAGAAGCTATCAAGACACTTACCATCAAGAAAGCGTAATCAGAGAAAGGGGTTGGAGTGGGTGGTAACTTTACAGGAAGTCAAGCAGTATCTGCGGATTGATTTTGAAGATGACGATACATTGTTGCTCTCCCTTATTTCAACTGCAAAACAGCTGGTAATGGATGTGGGAAGAATGGACGAGGAACGCTTTTCAGAAAACGAAGATGTGGTACGAACAGCGATGCTCTACACGGTTTCTTATCTCTATGAAAACCGCAATACTGCAGACTTTTCCAAGCTGACGTTAACGCTTCGTGCCATGCTGTTTGCACAGAGAGAGGGTGTGATGTAATGGAAATCGGAACTTTGAATCAGCGAATCACCTTTCTGGAGAATCGTGTTGCTACCGATGAAATCGGCAATCACACTGCTGTGTGGGATGAGGTCTTTTCCTGCTGGGCAAAGGTCACTTTGAAATCTTCTGCAGAGCATACGGACGCTGGTGTGACCAAAGAGACACAGACACTAGAATTCCTCATTCGGCAAAGTCGAAACTGGATGCCGTCTGTAACAGGCAGCCGAATCTTGTTTCGAGATGTCACATACAACATCACCAGTGTTACACCGGATTATCTGCACAAGGATTATCTGAAACTTACTGCAGAAGCCAGAAAGGCAGGACAAAATGACCAGTATTGACAATCTTGCAGAGGAAATCATGCAGGGCTTGCAGGAGTATGCAGACCTTGCAGATACTGCCATGAAAAAGGCTGTCCGGAAATCCGCTACACAAGTGAAAAACGAAATCTCCGCCA